AATAGCTGCAAGGAGCATTCCTTGATGAGTTATTGTACCTGTAATTGAAATGTTTAAACACAATTTACATCTATACATAGACGCCAATTGCATTAATCTGGTTAAAGATGGATTACTATTAAAAATGTCTCTCGGTAAAGTCACTACTGGAGTAGATATATTGCTATATCTAGTAGCGGTGGTGGTCCAAGCAACATTTCCTACAAAAAATGGCCGATTTATCCACGGGGCTATACTCATTTTAAATTCATCTGAAATACTGGTCTCCAATCTTTCAGGATATCTCTCACCAAGAGTTGCTATACTCCGGGTTTGAACTGAAGAAGCCGCGTTTGAAACTTGGTTTGAAACTTCTAAATTAGATCCCATATTTTCTGATACACGTTCGGTATTTTCTGAACTATTACTAAACTCTGAAACTATATTATTATTATTAAAATCATTACTGTTGGTGGTAATTTTTGACTGATACTGTTATTACCATACAGGTCAGTGGTCTAGGAAAGAAAAATTAAAAAGTCCTGTCGCTGAGAGCTCCTAAACTCTCATTATAACGCAATAAACTAAATAAAACAAAATAAATAAATTAAACTAAAAATTTTTGTTAAAAACCTTCTTATAATCATCATAAGCCTCATCACACTCATATGTAAACACATGTTTGAGATAAGAATCAGATAACTGTTTAAAAGGATAAGACTGAGACTCACAAAATAAACGTAAACTGTTTACATAATGAGCTCCGTCCGAATGCAAATACATTTCTCTCTGAAAAGAATTTATTTTGCCTTCCATAACTACATTGGTATCTTTACGGCTGTCACACCACAAGATAGAATTTAACAGGGTCTCTTTCGCAAGAGGTCCTACTATTTTCTTTAAGTCATTATGATAAGCAAAATGTCTCTTTAAGAAAGTAACATCATTGATATTTCTAAACTTGTCCACAATCTCTTCTTTATTTCCTTGGGTACACTTCATGCCTAACGATTCAAGATATTCCTTGATAGTTAAGGCATTATGATACTCAGATAATTCGGAAGAAGTTGCGCACAGTTTATCATCTCCATTAACAAAATCAACTAATTTTAAAAACTCCTGTACTGTTGGTTTACGACCTCGTCTAATACACTGTCTGTAATAAGATCCGGCCGTATAACCTCTATTATTTAAACTATTAAATAAAGAAGTTATCCAAGCTCCAGAAGGGGTGGAATGGGTAGTTAAAAACAAAGAATTTAAAACTAAAACTAGAGTCCTAATGACACTAGAAAGAACTGATTTAAGCATTTCTGGGTACTCTCCCTGATAATACTCTTCACACAATTCCTTCACTATGTCTTGGACCTCGCTGGCTTGACGTCCATCAAACTCATTAACATCTAAATCAAAAACCGCGTGGGAATTCTGTAAAACTTCAAAAATTTCGGGCCAATCAGAATAGGGATTTACTCCTATTGTTATCTGATTAAACCTTCTATTTTTGACTATATGTCTAAACAAATTTCCAAGCAATCTTTTCATCCAATATACGTGAGTTAGTTTTCCTATTCTAAAGGCTCGAGGCTTATTAACTTTTTCTTCGTCTCTAAGCTCGTCCTTTAATGATTCATAAAAGAGGAAATCCTTAAAATTAAGGCTTCCCTCAGTGACTCGCCGATTAAGATCATCACACATTTCTTGAAATTCTGGTTTTAACACCTTATTTTCAAAATCTATGTAAATCTCTTTATCTTTATCTAAACCAAAACCATTGACTGACTCTTTATTAAGGGGTGCCAGTCCATCCCCTCCTGCTATGACTTCCTCATCAGTGAGGTCTCCAAACTTCGTAAAGAATGTAGACAAACACTGTTTAATAAACTCCCGTTCGCTCGGGTGTATATGAGGAATAGGTTGAAAGGATTTCGCCGATCTAACCTTAACTGTCTTTGGGCCGTGAGCCTCAAGGTTTGCAGGAAACCTCGTTGGTTCTCTCCATTCGCTTAAAGGCGACGGAACCAGGGAGGTACGAGACGGCACTGTTTGAAACAAATCTGTTCTAAACTTAGCTCCGCTGAAATTGTCCTTAACTTTAACATTAAGTTCAAGTTCATCGACATTCTTATCATTGCTTAAAAAATCTATAATTTTATTCATAGTTTTACTACAAAACAAGATTGCCGTTCCTCGCGACGAGCTGTCTCCAGCTACATGCATTCCTATAATTCCCTGGCATCCATCTACTAATAAGCTTCCACATAACCCTGGTGAGGTTACGTGGTGATTTACGTACCGTTTCGCTTTTAAGGTTTTGACTCCTCTAGGCGTTAGATACTTATCATCTTTGACTCCGATCTGCAAACTCGAACTAAGGTCTACAGATCCACCTGCATTTACAAAATAAGGTTTCACGACCGACGATTTGTCAGTAGGTTTAAACAAATGTGAACACTTCTTAAACGGTGAAACCATTTCCTCAGGAATAGATATAATGGTTACGTCTAGTTCAGGGGCACTCCACGTCACTTTAACTGGGATATTGTTCAAAAGAATATCTTTTCTTTCAAACGCTTCCCAGTTAGAGTAAACGTTTAGCACTCCGTCACACCCTTCAAAGGTATGACCAACGACTAAAATCCTGTGACCGGATAATAGACCTTGGGCATAAGCGTAACCAATATACTCTCCTCGGGACTTTGGAATCTCCAACAGCACCATTCTCTCCTCTACAGCTTTAACCATAGTGGGGAGAATAACGCTATCGTCAACTTCCGCTGTCCCCTCTCCACTTAACTTCACCTTTACAGGCGGACTCTCGGCGCGCATCGCTGCACGCCAATCATCCACTGCTGTTTTAGTTCCGTTAAGCTTATTCTTAGAAGTGTAATCGCTATATAACTTGTAAAATAATGCACTCATTGAAAGAAAACAAAATAAAACCATAAGACTAGAATTGGAAGAAACTGTTTTAATAAGATTAGAAAATAAATCATAAATGTAAGTAAAATAATAATGGAAAAATTCATAAATAAAGTCAAAACTGGACCACCCCGAAGGTTGGTCTGGAAGAATACTATCTAAAATAGAAGAATGAGAATCTAACGATATTAAAGGCGTATCTAAACTTTCCGCTGCTAAATCTTCAGCTGCAGAAGTATAGTCTACATCAACATCATCATCTTCTTCAAAATCTTCTTCAGCGTCGCGCCTTAAAGTAAAAGCTCCAATGCGCACTCGCTCAATTGCATCTTGTGATAATTGGGTACTGGTGTAAACTGTACGAAAGTGTTTTTGCAAACCCTGTACAACTGCGAGCATCCATGACAACAACTTAACATTGTCTTGAACGTCACAACTGGTAGGAATATTGCGCATATTAGGAGTAGGGTAAGAAGACACCACTTTATGCTGGTAGACATCGTATCGTTTGTAAACGACTTTGCCTTCCAGCAATCCTGTGGTAACATCTCTCACTACTCCTGTATAATCGAACACTTGGCATCTTCTAAATAACGCCTCCTTATCTGAAATACAATCGCTCTTCGTAAATCCATTTAATTCTAAAAACTGGTTGGTAGTCAATAACATTAATTCTGAATCAAAATATTTAGTAAACTTTAAATCCGCTTCTGCACAGTCTAAAGGTAATTTCACGCAGGAAACCATATTGATAACAGTTCTCCATTGTGAAATCCCCTGTTGACCGACATCATCGATAACAAAAACTTCTTCATTATTGTAGCCATCATAAAAATCTTTTCCATCTTCTGTAGGTTTAATCGTATGCACATAAGTCGACTTTCCTAAAACGGAAGCCAACTGAGTTGCATTAATAGATTTTCCTATACCTGCTGGTCCTTCAAAAACAATACACACTGGTTCTTTCCTACTACAACTTTCATAAGCCTTAAGAGATCTAACTAATCTTGTAAATTCTTTGTAAACTAAATTCGCTCTAACATTTTGCTTTAAAAACTCTAATAAATACTCATCTTTTGCAACCAATTCCTGGAGAGACCTTATTTCTTCTCTCCAGTCATCCTTCATCATAACTCTCTTGTCTTTCTCCCATCTGTTCAATAATGACATCATTCTATCTACGATTCTTTTCCTGTGTCCTAAGTTAAATAACTTACGAACACAATCTAAAACCATAGTAGGAACATTGGGAATCTTCTCCAAACAAAATAAACAAAACTCGGAAACATAAGTAATCAAATCTAAAAATAAATTAGGAAAATCAAATAATCGCTTACCTGATAACAAATTAATACGTTTAACAATATCTATCAATTTATCTGGTAAAGCCGCAATTAGGATTGCCATCATCGCGGTGTCGAGAGACTCAGGTCTTAAACCAGAAGTAAAAGAAGGGGCTTCAGGAGAAAAAATTTTAACGCCTCGAACATACAAAGAATAAAAACGTAACAATTGAGAAACTAAATAAGCTGGGGTCCAGTTACAATAAACTGGAGTGGAAACTGAAATCAAAATAGAAGCTAAATCCATTAAAAAAGGTTCAAAATTTTCATCTTTAAAACCTTTAGCGCAGGCTTTAGACATTGCAAACATCTTAGAAATAATATTAAAAATATACGAAATTCCAAAAAAGTCTTGACCGAACTTAAGTTTCTTGAGAACGCACAAAACTTCAGCTCTAGTTTTAGAGCCAAAACAATGAATAACTTTAGAATTAACAACACAAGAAAATTTGGACTTTTGCATCCACATGGTTTTATAAACAGAATCAACACAATACAAATAATTACGATCACAATCAAAAAAATACAAAACATCACAAGTACGGGATAAATTACGAAAAACAACACAAGAAAGATCCTCACCAATAAGTGAGGCTGCCATAATCGAGTCCAAGGTAGAAGTACGTAAGGGGGGGAGGGTTCTGTCTGTTTGAGCACCCACAACCGTCACCGTTTTTGTTTTGAAAAACGGGCTGATCATGATAAGATACGTTAAGATTTTTAATGCCCTAGACTGGGTTCTATATTCAAGGTTGATTCTATCACATAATGAACAGGCCCAACCCTCGGGCTTTAAGAGTTCTCAAAATCAAGGCCTAATTGTACGGCGCAAAAAGAAACACTCTAACGATAGGTAAATCAATGAAATGTAAACAAAATTCCACACACTAAACAAACTATAAACTTTAAATCAATGCAACTAGTTAAACCGGATAAATCTTACGATTATCCAACTGGTCCGTCCGGTTATATTTTTGCATAAGCCCTAGAAAGACATCAAAATAAAATAAAAACATAAAGAATAATGTGGGCTAGAGTTACAAATAAAATCATTACCTTCGCGCAGCTAAATCCTTTGAACGATCGCCAATCGTCCATCCTTTATTAAATCTCAAACGAAATAGGTTTGCCACTATACAGAATCTTCAACAAAGACATGCAATCAACTGTATAGCCCTCTATTTGCGTTTATAATAAATAGGAAGCACAAAACCGAGTCTTATGCCCGGCAGATAAAAAGTCCTGCCATCTTATAGTATTAAAAGGTATGATAATAAAAACATCCCGTAATCATTAAAACACTAAGTAAACATATATTCAAAACAACACTTAAAATCAACACTTATTAAAATAAACAATTAAAATTTAAAGGGAAAGACGGGCCACGAGTGGTCCGGTTAGCGATAATTTCAATATTAACATAAATGTTAATATTGCAATTGCGCTAAACATTAGGCGTTTTATTATACGCGGGAAAAGATTTCCTTTTCACATATAATAAAACAAAATTCGGCTTTGGTTCAAATAAATTTGAATCAAAACTATAGAAAATATAAAATAGTAAAATAAATTACTA